AAGCCCACCTTGCAAATCCTCAGACCAAGCCGCCCGAGCGCAAGCACCATAAGTTCGGCCCCGGCACGATTCTGGAGCTTTTGCCTGGCGAGAAGCTCGAAGGCACAACGCCGGGTCGCCCGAACATGAACTTCGATGCCTTCGTGCAGGCCGTCATCAAACAGATCGGCATCGGACTCTCAATTCCCTATGAAGTGCTCACGCAGCATTTTTCGTCGAGCTATTCCGCAGCCCGCGCCGCGATCCTTGAAGCATGGAAGGTCTTTAAAGTCCGCCGGGCCTGGCTCGTGAGCGAATTCTGCCAGCCCGTCTGGGAGTGGGTGATAGCCGACGCCATTGACAGCGGACTGCTCGATGCTCCAGGATTCGACGACCCACTCAAGCGTCACGCCTACCTCACAACGCAGTGGTGCGGCACGGAAATGGAAGCCATCGATCCGCTCAAGGAAGCGAAAGCCAGCGAAATTGAAATCGCCATCGGGGTGAAATCGCGTCGATTCATCGTGGAGAGTCAGGGCCGCGACTTTGACAAACAGACCCAGGAGTATGAGGAAGAGAAGGAGATCTTCGCCGACCCGGCAGCACAAAACCAAAGCATGGGCAACACGAATTCCGGGCAGGAACGTCCGCAATCTGCGGACAGCTGAAAGCTTTACAGGAAAAGCCTCTTCGGGATATTCTTCGCCTTGCCTCTCACGAGAGTCTTCCCGGACTGCTCACTCCTCACCCCCTCGAAATCACGCCCCCAACCACCCGGAGCCCTTGCTTGTCTTTTGCTCTGAACTACATCACAAGCACCCCATGGGCCATCACCGAAGACTCGCTGCGGTCCATGATTGCCATTGCGACTGAACACGGATCAATCGAAGCACTTGAAAAAGTGCGTGGCACAAGGGCCAAAAACACCGAGCGCGCGACAGTTCGCAGCGGGGTGGGCATCATCCCCATTCGCGGCCCTCTCTTCAAGCACGCAAACCTGATGACCGATCACTGCGGCGCCACCTCCTATGAGATGGTGATGCGCGATTTTCATCAAATGCTGGCATCATCTGAGGTTCGCAGCATAGTTTTCGATATCGATTCGCCAGGCGGCGAAGCCAACGGCACATCGGAACTATCCGATGCGATCTTTGCAGCTCGCGGCCTAAAGCCCACGGCCGCCTACATCGGCGGAACCGGAGCCAGCGCCGCCTACTGGATTGCGAGTGCCTGCGACAAGGTCTTTGCCGCAGATTCGGCCATCATTGGAAGTATCGGCGTGCAGCTTGCTCTGCATAACGAAAAAAATGAAGGCGAAATCCGCTTCGTCTCCTCGCAGAGCCCCCGGAAAAACCGCGACCCTGCGACCGAGGAAGGGGCAAAAGACATCCAGACCATCATCGATGGCCTTGCTGAAGTCTTTATCGGTAAAGTCGCCCGAAATCGCGGTGTCGACCGCGCGGCCGTCCTTGAAAAGTTCGGCCAGGGCGCTGTCTTCGTCGCCTCGGACGCGATGAGTCGCGGCCTGATCGATCAACTTTCAACGCTCGAAAGCGTCATCTCAAATCTTGGAGAACATCAATTGGCATCCGATCAGCCAATCACTGCTGAATTTATCAAAGAAAGCCATCCGGCCGTTGCCGAGCATTTCATGCAGCTCGGCGCCGAGCGCGCTTTGGTCAAAGTCCTTGCCGATCAGAAGCGTTCGGAATCAATCAAAGGCATGGCCGAGGGACTCGTCTCAAACGAATTCTGCCAGACCCTGATTTCGAGCGACATGACTGCAGCCGATGCAGCCCTGGCCATCATTCAGGAGGCAAAGAAAAACCCACAAAAGCCAAAAAAAGGCCCAAAAGAGTCCTTTGAAAGCCAGCTAGAAGGGCTCGACGTACCACCCAAAGACCAACCTTCATCCGCATCACTTGCCGAGCAGCAGGACTGCATTCTTGCTCTCGCCCAAAAAGTCGATGGCTTGAAAATTAAAGGAACTTAATGGACTTTAACCCTTCCTATCGGGTCGTGGACTCCTACACGCCTCGCCTGATCCATCGCGGCAACTTCCCCACCTACCGCGGATCAGTAACGATTGAACAAGGTCAAATTTTGAAGCTGGGCTCTGTGCTCGGCCGCAAGACCGCAAGCGGCAAGTACGTCCTCTGCAGCAAGACTGCCGATGATGGAACAACTGCCATCACGGACGGCAGCGAAAAGCCGGTCTGCATTCTGCAGGTCGACATCGATGCCACGGAGTCCGATAAATTCGCTCCGGTATTTCGCACAGGCGCTTTTCTCGGACTTGATCTTGTGCTTGGCAAGGGCCACACACTGCAGTCCGTCGACGATGATCTCAGCCTGCGTTCGATCTATATCGAGAAAGGGGAGGACTGAGATATATGGCTCTTCCCATTTACGGCACCTACTACCTCAATCGCCTGATTACGCGCATCGTGCCAAAGCCCAAGTTCTTTCTCGATCGCTTCTTCCCGACTGAAGTGCAGTCGACCAAAGAGGATGTCTATTTCGATGAAGCTCCCGGTGTCAAAGCCGGTATTGCTCCCTTCGTGCATCCCCTTGTCGAGGCACCCATGTTCCGTGAGCAGGGCTACCGGACCAAATCCCTGCGGCCCGCTTATATCAAAGAAAAGACCGGACTCACTCCCGATCGTGGCAACGTCCGCATTGCCGGCGAGGCCTTCGGCGGCGAACTGACTCCGATGCAGCGCCTTGAACTCATGCTTGCGCGTGATGTCGCCCGTCTTCAGGAACGCTGGCGAAACCGCCTGGAACTCATGGCGGCCGAGGTAGTCAAAACCGGGAAGCTCACCATCAAAGGTGACGGGATCGACGCTGTACTGGACTTTGAACGCTCGGCAAGCCTCACAAAAAAACTCACTGGCGACAAGGCATGGACGAACAAGGATCTCCCCATGCGCCAGCACTTTGAAGGGGTCCAGCGCGAGGTTGCTTCGCTCAACCTTGGTCAGACGCGGCCCTATAACGTCATCATGGGACCTGAAGCGTATGACCTCTTCGCTGCGAACAACGAGGTCAAAAGTCTTCTGAATGAAATGATTCGCGGAGCCGATCTGGAGCTGCAGATCACGCCCGGCACACAGTCCTTTGAGAGCCTTGTCTATAAAGGCAAGTTCGGTAACGTCCGCCTCTGGGTTTACGAAGCCATGTCCGATGACGGCAAGCTCTACATTGAACCGAAGCAGGCCCTCTTTTTCTGCGACAGCATCCAGGGCGTTCAGTTCTTTGGAGCCATCCAGGATCTTGACGCCAACCTGATGGCACTTAAGACCTTCCTCAAAAGCTGGAAGATCGAGGACCCAAGCCAGCGCATCGTCCTTTTGCAATCGGCGCCCGTCCTTGCAACCTTTGACCCGAACACGGCCTGCCTTCTCAATGTTGCCTGAAACGGACGAGGCTTTTGAATCAGAAGGACAGCCCTTCATGGGCACGCTGACTTCGTTTGATCTGCCTTCAGAGGCCGGTACACCAGGGCTTCTGACCCGGGTGCATCGGCTCCTTATAGGCGATGAGATTTCGGATGGTCTTTCGGAAAAGGCCGTCATCAGACGGACAGTGAACGGCGAATCGTTTGAGATTAAAAACCGCATTCGATCCGGTGTTGGAATTACCGAGCTTGATCTGGCGAAAGTCGAATCCTCACCTTTTGAGAGAAACTTTTGAACTCTGACCTTCCGCTGATCCGCATAAGGGCCGAGATCGAAAAGTGCCTCTCCCGGGCACTGCCCGATTTCAAGCGGTTCAATGCCCGCGTGACAAAGCTCTCTGAAGCGGACCTGCCGTGTCTGAATCTCTACTTTCACAGGGATCGTCTCGTAAAAAACCAGAATCTCCATGATGACAGGGAGGTTCGTTTTGAAATCGAAGCATGCTTCAAGGCACATTCTGATGCAGAGAGTGAGCTGTCATTGGCCAGAAGGCGCATCGAGGATGCCATCGAAGGAAACCAGGAACTAAGAAATATCGTAACGGACTGGTCCTTTCACATGGTGGACTTCGCTCATGAAATGGTCGGAAACGTGCGCATTGCCGCTCTGGCCATCACTTGCTCGATCGAGTACATGAGGCCACGCCTTCCGCCTGCGGCTGAGTTTGCTGGCCCGCTCAGAGAGGTCTGGATCAACAGGGAGAAGACTCCATGGACGAACTGACGACGGAACTTCTCGTCGTGATCCAGGACCTTCAAAGGCGGGTGAATAACCTCCTTCGGCCTGGACGGATCATCGCAGTTGATCCAAAAGCCGAAACCGTTCGCGTTCGACTTTCCGATGGTGACGGCTCGGAAGGAAGCCTGCCGCTGGATACTCCCTGGATCAAGGTCATGCAGGAGCGCGCCGGCGAAACGTCGAGCTGGGAGTTTCCAGAAATCGGTGAGCAGGTTCTGGTGCTCTCGCCTGGTGGCGAACTCAGTGGCGGCCTGGTTGGACATGCGATTCATTATGCAGACCGCCCATCGCCGTCCACCGACTCCAAGGTCAAGATCCATCGCTTTTCGGATGGCTTTTCCTTCAGCTATGACCAGACCACGCATACGCTTCTGATCTCCCGCCCTTCTCAGCTCAGCATCGTCATCGATGCCGAAAAGCTCCAGGTCAAAGCCAAAACTGTTGAGTTTCAGACTGAAAAAGCAGCCATTCGCAACGCAGCCGGCGACGAATTTTTGGGACTCACATCAAAGGCGTTCAAGTCGGTTGAAAGTTCCAAGACGGCCACGATGATGGGACCTCAACCTCTTCTCCCTGCCTCAACTGAACTGAGAGGATTGACCACAAAAATGGATTCGTTTGGAGGATAACCCTTGCCACTCGCAGGCACTGATAGCGCACTAGCCGATGCTCTCCATGCTGCCGCCACTGCCACCAGCGGTGATGCAAAATCGGCCTGGAAAAAAGTGGCAGAAATTATCATCAGCCACATTACTGGCAATTCTCTCGTCACCGGGACCACTCCCAATGGCCCTCTGACCAACGGAAAGGTCACATGATCGGAATGGACGAAGTCACCGGCCGGCGCATCGAAGGCGAAGGCTGGCTGAGGCAGGCCGTCCGAAGAGCGATACGAACACCAAAGGGATCGAGGCCGATGGTGAGGTGGTACGGAACAAACTATCTTAAGCACATTGCCGCCCCGATCACGAGCGCATCCCTTCTCGAACTGACCGGCGATCTCGCCGACAGCATCGAAGCCACCATCCCCGGTAGCACGCTGCAAACACTTACCGACCAGAAAAATGGCTCAGAAATTCTCATCTCGCTCACCATTGGAAAAGAGCAAAAAATCATCGGAGTTTAAGCCCTTGGATCTTCCACAAATTATCGAAACGCCAGACTTTCAGGCAGAGTTCAAAGATGCCCTGAAACGCTTTACTGAATCCTATCGCAAGATCGTCCCGGACTTTTCGGAACCGACCGCCGCCGATCCCATCTATCACATCCTTATTGAACTCACTCTCAACAAGGTTATCGGAACCGAGAAGATCAATAGCGCAGCATACGCGCAGCTGGTCAAACTCTCGAACGAGATTGACTTTATCTTCAAAGGCAAAATTCGTCCTGGCGAGAGCTTTGAGGCCTACCGCGACCGCATGCGCGGAACAAAGGACCAAGCTTCCACGGCTGGCACCCCGGCCATGTATAAGGCTCTGACTTTTCTCTACGGGGAAGCATCCCTTACGGCTGCGGGAGTGACGCGAACAGCATCTGTCATGGACGCCTACGTGCAGGCTGCAAACGGTGAACTATTGATCTCGGTGCTCATCAACTCGGATGCCGCTGATCTCAAAGCTGCCGTCGTCAATGCACTGACCGATGCTTTTAAAAAGGAATCCGTCAAACCCGCTCTTGATTCCGTGACTTTTATCGAAGCGCGAGCCGTTCCGTTTTCCATAAATGCCGTGATCTCGCTCCAGCCCGGGTACTCAAAGAGCTATCAGGCCCGCATCGAGGAGAACTTCAAAAAGTCCTTTGAAGCGCAGAAAAAGCTTGGCTGGGCGCCGACGATGAGCTGGATCGTGCGCGAACTCCATCAGCCTGGTGTCCGCTCGGTCATCCTTCAGTCGCCCGCCACGAACATCCCGGTTCAGGCCGATCGCTACGCGACCATCACGCGGCTGGATCTGACAGTCGAGGAAAGCGCATGATCGAGACTCACATCCGGCAATACTACCCCGACTATGATACAGCCCCAATCGTTTCGATCAGGCTATCCCAGGACCCTGCCATCCGCGATGCAATCCTCTGGGAATACGGACTTGATCCACTGCTTCCTTTCGCCATCGACCCGGCACGTATCAACGATGAGATCACGGACTTCATTCGCCTCAGGGGTACAGTTGCTTCGATTCGCCTCGCCCTTCGCTGGGTTGGCTTTCCCGATGCCCGATTTGTCCGCCTAACCTCTTCCACTTATGAAGTGGACGCCGGACGAAAGCCAACCGAGCGGGAACTCCTGGCAATTCGCGCTGCACTCGCCGTCTCGGTGCAGGCCCGCGGAACTCTTAAACGCATCTTTAACAAGGACTTTGAAATCAAGTATG